ATGGGTCGAACCGGAAGAAAAAGAACATGTACCCGAAAGATAGAGTACAGCCCGCTTGCCTCGCAAGCCAGGTTCCACCAATCCAAAGCGAGGTTCAAGGGCTTCTCGGGACCTATCGGCTCCGGGAAAAGCCAGGCGCTGTGCCAGGAAGCGATCAAACTGGCGTACATAAACAGCGGACGGCTGGGACTTCTAGGGGCGCCCACGTATCCCATGCTGCGGGACGCAACGCAAACGGCGTTGTTCGAAATCCTCGACGGCGGTGGCATTCCGTACGAGCACAACAAGGCAGAAAACACGGTGGTGCTGAAAGACACGCGGTCGCGGATCCTGTTCCGCGCGGTGGAGGAATTCGACCGGTTAAGAGGTACCAACCTGGCGTGGTTCGGACTGGACGAGTTGACTTACACGCAGGAAGAAGCGTGGGTGGTGCTCGAGGGGCGGCTGCGGGACCCGAAGGCGACGCGGCTGTGCGGGTTCGCCACGTGGACGCCGAAGGGATTCGACTGGGTGTACCGGCGGTTCCTGCAGGAGCGGGTGGAAGGCTACGAAGTGATCGTCGCCGAGCCGTTCGAGAACCACTATCTGCTAGAGAGGATTCCGGACTTCTACGAGAGGCTAAAGCGAAGCTACGACGCGAAGTTCTACGAGCAGGAAGTGATGGGGAAGTATATCAGCCTGAACGCGGGACTGGTATATCACGCGTTCAACCGGGTGGAGCACACGGGGAACGTGAGCGTCGAACAGGCGCTGCCGCTGCTGTGGGCGCTGGACTTCAACGTGGATCCGATGTGCTCAGTGGTGGCGCAGATCGCCGGCGAAACCGTGCGGGTGCTGGCGGAGATCGTACTGAGCCGCGCGACGACGCAAGAGGCGTGCGAGCAGTTCGCGGCGCGTTTCCCGTGGCACCAGGCGGGGATCTGCGTCTACGGGGACGCATCGGGGAGCCACATGCAGACCGCGGGAACAACGGACTACCAGGTCATCCGGGATTTCCTCCGGCGCGGGGGCTACTGCAACGTTACTTACAAAGTGCCGAAAGCGAATCCGCTGGTGAGAGAACGAGTGGGGCTGGTGAACGCGAAGCTGTGTTCGGCATCGGCGGAGAAGCACTTAGTGATCGACCAGAAGTGCGCAGAGCTGGTCAAAGACCTGGAACAGGTGACTTACAAGCCGGAGAGCACCGTAATCGACAAAGAGAAAGACTCGCGGCGGACTCACTTATCGGACGCCCTGGGGTACCTGATCTGGCAGGAGTGCCGGCCTCAACCTCTCATGGGGGAGCAAGGATCGAGGCTGTTATAGAACGTTAGCGGCAAGCAGTTACTGAAGTGGTTCAAAGGAAGACGGGGAGAACCGGGGAGACAGAGATGGAGATCGATCGGGAACATCCGGAATATGAGCGCCGAAAGGCAATGTGGCGGGTCTACCGCGATTTGTATGCGGGCGGAGAGCAGATCAAGACGAACGCCAGGGAGTACCTGGTCCGGCGGCACAAGGAACCGGTCGATGTGTTTGCCGAACGGCTGGCGCAGGTGTTTTATGAGAACTACGTGGGATCGATTATCGACTGGTACGCGGCGACGCTGTTCCGGCGCGAGCCGATTTTGAGCTTCGTGGGAGAAAACGAGGGCGGCAAGGCGTTCTTCTCCGCGTTCACCGAGGACTGCGACCAGAAACAGACCAGCCTGAGCGATTTCTTCCGGCGGCAGTTGGCAGAAGCGCTGTTAGCTGGGGTGAGTTACATCCTGGTGGACTTTCCGCGCATCGCCGAACCCGCGGCAAACCGGGCCGAGGAAGATCAACGGGGCGCGTCGCGGGCCTATCTGGTCGAGTACCGGGCGGAAGACCTAATCAATTGGAGCGAGGACCAACAGGGCAACCTCGATTGGGTGGTCCTGAGGACGACGAGCCTGCGGCAGGACAGTCCGGACGGTGGGTGGTTCAAGGAAACGCGGTGGGTCCACTACAACAAAGAGGAGTTCCGGATCTACCGGCGTGTGGAGGACAAAGCCGGCGAGAAGAGCGTGCCAGAACTGGTGGACGCGGGGAGACACGCACTGGCCGGACTGAGGCGCGTGCCGCTGTTCAAGCTGGAAGTTTCGGAAGGGCTTTGGCTGATGAACAAGGCGGCTCTGCTACAACTGGAACACTTCAACAAGTCGAACGCTCTGGGCTGGGCGCTGACGATGGGGTTGTTCGCGATGCCCGTGATTTACTCTGAGCGGCAGTTCAACCAGGTTGTCGGGGAGTCCTACTACATTCACCTAGCGCCTGGAGACAAGTTCGGGTGGACGGAGCCGGAAGGGAAGGTCTACCAGATCGCGGCGGACAACCTGAACCGGCTGAAGAGCGAGATCTACCGGGTGTGCTACCTGATGCCGCAGTCGTGGGACGCACAGACGACGCAGTCGGGAACCAGCAAGCTACGAGATTTCACGGTCACACACGAAGTGCTGCGCGCATACGGAGACGCGATCAAGGACACGCTGAAGCGATTGCTGCGGGCCATCGAGGCGGCGCGGCAGGACGGGCTGACGGTGGATGTATCGGGCCTGGACGAGTTCGACATCGGCGATTTCTCGACCGAGCTGGACGATGCGCAACGGCTTCTGGGCTTAGGAGTGGGATCGCCGACGTTGCGCAAGGAGATCTTCAAGAAGCTGGCGCAGAAGTATCTGTGCGACGTGAGGCAGGAGTTGAAGGACCAGATCGTGAAGGAGATTGAGGAGTCGGCAGAGTAAGGAGCGGTTATGGACGGAGAAAAGGTGCAAGGCGAAGAGGGAGTGCGCGCGATCGTAAGAGACACCATCGAGGAGTTCCTGAGGGGGGAGCACGCGAGAACGGCTCCCGCTTACAAGAACGAGCTGGTGGAGGAGAAGAAGAAGCGGGAGCAGCTTGAGCGCCGGCTGAACGAACTGGTGGCGGAGAACCAGCGCAGCCGGAAGATGGCCGAGGAAGCGGACCGGAGCGCAACGATCCGTTCGGAGTTGCATCGGCTGGGCGTGGCCAAGGTGGAAATCGCGTTCAAGGCGGTGAAGGACGACATTTTCCGCGCGGAAGACGGCCGGCTGCTGGCAAAGGGAGACGACGGGGAGGTGAGTGTGAAGGAGTACCTTTCGCACTTTCTGAGCGAGAACCCGGAGTTCCTTCCGGCTCGCATTCAAGGCGGGTCGGGAGTGACGACCGCGCACAAAGCCCCACCGCCGCCGGCAGCAGTGGTCAGCGATCTGGACAGAATCCGGCCGGGGATGAGTCCGGAGGAAGCGGAGCGGATCCGGCAAGAGATCGTACGAATCACCTCGCAGTCGCTCAGAGCCGTTTGAGCACGGGGCGAGGGCCAATTGGAGGAGAAAGAATGCCAGCAATTACTTCAAGTAACGTGGCGAACGCGATTGTGAAGCTGGTGGCTGTGGATGCCTTACCCGCTTTGATGGGGAACCTGGTGATGGGGAACCTGGTCAATCGCGATTTCGAACCGACGCTCGCGCAAGGCGGCGACACGGTGAACGTGCCGATCCCGCCCACGCTCGTGGCGAACAACCTGTCGGAGGGCGGCACGGTGCAGACGCAGAACCCGAGTCTGGGGAACGCTCAAATCGTGCTGAACACACACGCCGAGGCGACGTTCCAGGTGCCGGACGTGACCAAAGTTCTGGCGGTCCCGGATCTGCTGAAGCTGTACATGCAGCCGGCGATGGTGGCGCTGGCCGAGAAGATCGAGACGGATCTGCTGAACACGTACGCGATGTTCACATCGAATACGCCGGTGGGTACGGCCGGATCGCCGATCACGGAAGCCATAGTGGACGCAGCCGAGACGGAGCTGTTCCAGGCCAAGGTGCCGGCGAGCGAGCCCAAGTACCTGGTGGTGGACGCAAACACGTATGCGCAACTGCGTCAGATTGAGCGCTTCAGCGAGTTCCAGACAGCCGGCGAAGCAGGGCTGAGGGCGCTGGTGGACGGGACGGTGGGGAAGATCAAGGATTTCTTCGTGTTCCGGTCCCAGTTCGTCGCCAAGACCGGGAGCGCACCGGTGAATACGCACAACCTGGCGTTCACGCGCAGCGCGCTGGGGCTAGTGGTCCGGCGCCTGACGCAGCCGCTCCCCGGGACGGGCGGGATAGCGGAGTATGCCGAGTTGGGGAACTTCGGGATGCGAGTCATGCTGACCTACCAGCCGAACACGCTGGCACAGCAGTTCACGGTGGACGTGCTGTACGGTGTGGGCGTGCTCCGGAATCAGTTCGGCGTGCAGGTGAACTCGTAAGTAGCCATCAGCGGTCAGCCATCGGCCGTCGGCAAACGGCGTTTGGCTGGCGGCCGTTTGAGGGCAGGCGCAAGTGCCTGCCCCAACGCTAACAGACAAGGCGGGGAGGGTATATGGACGTGAGGGCGTTTTACCAGAAGGTCCGGCAGGTTGCCGAGACGATCGCGGAAGCCTATGCAGTGGTGATCAGTCTCCCGACATCGGATGGAGGGCGTGAGGGGATCGCCAGCGAGGTGGCAAGGACGCTGGCGGCCCTGCTGATTGTGGAAGGAAAGGCACGGATAGCGACGGCAGAGGAGACCCAGCAATTCAGGGACCGGGCCGCGGAAGCAAAGACAGCGGCCGATCAGATTGCAGCTGCGAGCAGGATGCAAATCACGGTGCTTTCGGATGCCGACTTTCGGGCGCTGAAGGGCGGCAAGAAAGGATGAAGGGCCCAAGCGGGGCGTGAGGTCGAGGAACGATGCTATTCACCGATGGATCGATATCGACGATTGAGGAACTCGTGGAATACGAGTCAGCGATCCTGGACGTCGCCAAGACGGAAAGGATCGACCTCACGGCGAAGCTGAAGCTGGCGGAAAAGGAGTTGGGAATCGAGCTGGATGCTCTGCTCCGGCGCCGGCAGGAATCGGAAGATCTTCTGTGGAGTTCGATCGTACCCCGGGGGCTGGGGCACGTGGTGGTGACCGAAGCACTGCACAGGTGGCACACTTTCAGGACGCTGAGCCTGGTATACCGGGATGCCTACAACCGGCAACTGAACGATCGCTTCCTGGGCAAGTGGCAGGAGTTCGACCGGATGGCGGAGTGGGCTCGCCAATCGCTGTGCGACGGGGGGCTGGGAATGACGAGCTCGCCGGTGCCCAAGCCATCGCAGCCGGAACTGGGGGCGGCGGCAGGACAAGCTGCCGCGGCGACGTACTTCGTGAGCGTGACCTGGGTCGGGCAGGGTGGGATTGAAGGAGCACCGAGCGCTGTCGAGGCGCTCGCGACGACGGGGGCGAGCGCGCTGACGATCCTGGCAGTCGATCCTCCGGCAATCGCGACCGGCTGGAACGTCTATGCCAGCTACTTCCCTACGGGGTTGACCCGGCAGAACGATACGCCGATCAGGCTGGGGCAAACCTGGACCGAGCCCGCGGAGGGACTGAGAAAGGGCAGGCCGATGGCGTGCGGGCAACGCCCGGAGATGTTTTTGCGCCTGACGGGAGTCCTCAGCAGGGGGTAGCGATGCCAGCGATCGGAGCAGCGGCGACACGCAAGGTGGTGGAGATGCTGGCGGGGGGCAGCGGACTGGCATTCACTGTGCCGAACCTCGCACAGCGTGAGAACGAGGAGTTGGCGCCAATCGAGGCGGCGCAGATCGCATCCGGGAACGTGGCGTTCGAGATGGTGGAGAAGACAGCCGGCGTGACGTATCCGGCGGTGTATGTGTACTGCGAAAAGCTGTCGAACGGGTTGAAAGAGAAGTTCCGGACGTTTTCCGGCACGGCGGCCATGGCGGTCGAGATACGGGTCTCTTACGACCGGCTGGAGAGGCTGGCCCGAGACCTTCATCTTTATGCGGCAGCGGCCACGGAGGTTCTGGACTCTCACCGGGGCGAATGGGGCGGCGAAATGTTCTACGCCGGCGGCTATGAGGTAACGTTCGGGCCGGTGAAAAGGGGCGGCAGCAATTTCCTGCAAACGGCGAAAATCAGCTTCGACGTGGACGTGAGCTATTGACGCGGAGGCGTGGCGGGAGATTGGCCGGCTCAGATGGAAGGGAGAAACGATGGCGTGCAACTATGTTTCATCCAACAACAACCGGCTCTACGTGGGGCTGGAGTCGAACTACGGGCAGGTGCCGGCGATCCAAAGCGGGAACCGGATTCCGGCCGTGAAGCTCACGGCGAAGCAGAAGACGATACGGCCCGAACGGAAGGACAAGACGGGAACGAGGACCTTTGGCGGCACCCCGGCGGGGCTGCGGAAGAGCACTACGTTTGACCTGACGACGTACATGACGAGCTGGAACACGCCGAACGCCGAGCCTGTCTACGGGCCGTTGTTCCAGGCCAGCCTGGGCGCAGCGCCGGTGTTCTTCGCCGGCGGGACGGCAGCAGCGAACGCGAACACAAAGCTGCTGAGCTTCGCGGCTCCGCACGGCCTGGGACCGGGACAAGCGGTTACGTTCGGAGGGGAACTCCGGTTCGTAGGCTCGATTGTGGACCAGGTGACGGTCGAACTCAGCTCGCCGTTTACGGTTACGCCTGGGGCAAACTCTCCGATCGGGCCGACGGTGACTTACCAGCCAGCGACGGCGCTGGCGAGCGCGAGCATCTTCGACTACTGGTGCCCAACGGCCGCGGTGCAGCGGGTACTCTGCGGGGCCGCGGTGGACCAGATGAAGATCAACATCAACGGCGACTACCACGAGTTCGAGTTCAGCGGAATCGCGGCCGACGTGTTCGACAGCACCAGCTTCACGGCCCAGCAAGGGGGGCTGGCGGGCTTTCCGGCGGAGCCGGCGCTCACCCCCTACAGCTATTCGATCATCCCGGGGCACCTGGGCCAGGTGTGGCTGGGTACGGATCCGGACCAGTTCCTGACCATCACTGCGGCGAAGGTCACGCTGCAAAACGCGCTGGACAAGCGCGAGCGGGAGTTCGGGGCGATCATCCCGCTGTGCCTCGCGCCGGGAATGCGGACGGTCACGGCGGATCTGGAACTGTTTGAGACGAACGACGATACCACACGCGGGCTATACCAGGCAGCGCGGCAGGCTTCGCCCATCGCAGTGATGCTGCAACTCGGACAGCAGCCGAGCCAGCTTGCGGGCGTCTACTTGAAGAGCGTGATTCCGGAGGTCCCCGAGTTCGACGATAGCCTAACACGGCTGCAATGGAAGCTTTCGGGCAGCAGGGCGCAGGGGACGGGCAACGACGAGATGTACGTGGCGTTCGGATAGGCGGGAACCGATGGAGTACGCAAGTGAAAGGCGAATCGAATCGAAGGCCCTGCCGGGGGTGTGGTTCACGATCGCAAGGATGTCTTTCGGGCGGCGGATCGAGCTGACGCAGCGGATTTGGGAACTGGCCGGGAGAGTGGAGCACCTGGAAGCCGGGGGCGATGCGCGCGGGAAGCTGGAGGCGGCGCTGGTGGCAGCCGAGATTGACGGCGTGTACCTGCGGTGGGGGCTGCGCAAGATCGAGGGGCTGACGGTTGACGGGGAGCAGGCAACTGCCGACCTGGTGGCGGCGCAAGGTCCCGAGGCGCTGTGCCGGGAAGTCGTGGCGGCCATCAAGGCGGAGTGCGGTCTGAACGCGGAAGAAACAAAAAACTGAGAGTCGCATTCCACTTCCAGTTCTCGAATCCAGCCGGGTGGAGGTGCGACGAATGCAGGAAAAACGGGCTGGAGGTAAAGCGCCGGTGCAAATGGACGGCGGCGACGCTGGCGACGGAGCCGCAGGTGGTGTGGGCACGTGCGGGCGTTGCGACGGATGTGTGCCCGAAATCCTATCTCTCCGGCGACAGCAGGGCATGGCTGGATGAGTTTCAGGCGTGGAAGCGCCTGGGCTACCCGGACCTGCGAACGCTGAGCGCGCGCGAGGTGCACGCGATGGTGATTCTGGAGCAGGAGCTTCTGAGCGAGGTGAAACGTGGCCAACGATGAAAGCGGACTCGCCGAATTGGCGGCGAGGCTCGCCGACGCACTGGGAGCGGCTCAAATCCCGCCAGGCGCACCGACGACGTCACTGGTGGACCTAGTCGAGCAGCAGGAGTCAGGAGACAAAGGGCTGACGCCGGCGCAAGTGGCGCAGATCCTGGCCGGGGGTGGGGCGGCCGGCGGCGCGGGGGAAGGCACCGCAACCGCGGTCGATCCGGCGGCGACTTTGACGGCGACGGTTGAGCAACTGCGTTCGGTTGAGCAGGTACAGGCAGACGCGGTAGGTCAGAATACGGAGGCGATCAAAAGCAGTGCCAGTTCACAGTCGAGCTCCGGCGGCGGTTCCGCACTCGATACGATTGGCAGCGCGGCAGCGAACGCCTTGGAGAGCGGACTCGAGCTGGCGCCATTGATCAGCGGCCTGGTGAGCCTGTTCGGCGGGAGCGACGGCGCGACGACGCCTCCGGCACTCAGCACCTACACGGCGCCGGAATCGGTCCAGTTCGAGGGGGATGTTTATCGCAGCGGGAACGTGACCGACTGGGGAGGGAGCGGGGGGACGCAGAGCGGCGCACCACTTCCGACCAACCAGCAGATCACGGTACAGGTGAATGCCCTCGACAGCCAATCGTTCCTAGATCACAGTCAGGACATCGCAAATGCGGTGCGGCAGGCGATGCTCAACTCGAATTCCCTGAAT